ATCTCCTCAAGCACCCAAAAACGTTGGAAATGTCTACCTCTGTAGAGATAGTCGATGATCGAAATTGTAAAATTTAGAACAAAGGTGTTAACTGTTCTCATGTGCAGTACCTCTTAGAGGTTCTTCTTTATATATCTTTAGATATTAAGCACGACCAACTAATGACAGGACTCCATGACAATAAAATGCCAGAACAATTCCACCAAGGATCGCACTAATAAGTGTAGCAGTTTTATTGTGTTTGTCTATTGCTTTGTCGATCATTTCCTGGCACTGTTGTTCGGTTATGTAGTGCTCAGGTTTGATCTCATCCATCCTGTGAGACATTAGGTAAATTACTCATCGGGTCCGGTTGCCCGCTTACTATAGCACAAGCTCGCTTGTAAAAGTAGTTGTCTGTTGTGCCATTTTCCTCAAATTTCTCTTTGATGATTTGCCAGTTTGCCAGTTCGTCTGGATGCATGATTGGTAGAAAGAATGCCTACACACCTATTTAATGTAGCAACTTGTTACAAAAAGATTAAATATGTGGAAATTATAACGGAAGAGGTGGGATTTGAACCCACGGAGGACTTGCACCCTCGCTGGTTTTCAAGACCAGTGCCATAAACCACTCGACCACTCTTCCTTATTTGACTTCAAAGTCCAGTCTACGAACTTTGCGTCTACGTCTCTCCTCTTGATAGAGGAGTTCTGTTCTAGAGAAATGGCTATTAATCTTATTCTCTACGTTGTTGGATACCATTACGACTTTATCCAAGTCAACAGCACCAACTTTGTTGTCCACAACTCTCATCTGGTTGGGGCAACCACAGAATTGTACTTTACTAGTGCTTGTCAGTTCTGTTCCGCATTCTTTGCATCTTACAGTAATCATGGTTCATGGGCCTCCAGGATGGGGAATGCTTGATGACGGGATCGAACCGCCGACCTACTCCGTGTAAAGGAGTCACTCTACCGCTGAGTTAATCAAGCGAGGCTCCTCCACCTGGACTCGAACCAGGGACAGGGTGATTAACAGTCACCTGCTCTACCAACTGAGCTATAGAGGAATGTTTATTTGTCCAACATGGTTTGCAAAGGGGTGTCATCATTAACTGAGGACACTTATCTGCAGGGGTCATTTTACCACAACCACTACATTTTACTTCCCACATTTTCATTTTACGCTATGCTCCTTCTTTAGTTTAAAATACAGTTTGTAATACCTATCACACATTTCTCTAAGGACATCTCTGTCTTCATCGAATCCAAGTTTCTTGGTATGTGTGTAGGAACCCTCTAACTCTGATATGAGTAGAAGAATTTCAACTGGTTTCATGTTCCTAAATCAGGAAAGCGGAGTATCGGAATCGAACCGACGACATCTAACTTGGAAGGATAGCGTTCTACCGCTGAACTAACTCCGCAGTTCGGGTCTTACACAGGAGAGGAGGTGGTGGTGGTCTCTCCTGATGCCCAGCGACTCAGATAGGATTTGAACCTATGACCGACTGCTTAGAAGGCAGTTGCTCTATCCAGCTGAGCTACTGAGTCATGTGGTGGTTCCTATCGCCGCTAACCCTGAACCACCAAGGGGATTACCGCAGTTGATTATGCTCTTTCGATACCGTCTGAGTAATCAACAAAGTCATCATACTGCTCTTCTGTAATTTCGTCAAGTGATACAACCTCTAAATCTTCTTTAGGATCGAACCACTCATCAAACTCTGCCATGATTGCCATCATATCATAAATTCTGTCAATTCCTTTGCCGTTGTACTCTTCAACTTTGTCGATTGCCCACTGTCGAACGTCGGCAACGATTTCTTCAGTCTCCATCATAATAGTCTTTTCGGAAGTACCTGCTGAGGATGTTACTATTGTAGTAGGCAGGTCCTCCTGTGTCAAGGGATTCGGTAAGGACTCCGTGGATGAAGAGTTGTCTTGTTTCCTCGAAGTTTGTTTTGCCAGCTGTTTTATGTAAGCTGAGGATAGTGCGACTAAAGTTTTGTCTACCCAATCGCTCAATATCTTCTTTAAGTTCTGAGCAAGACCCATAGTAATTTTTCCAGTCGGATTCTTTTTTTACTCGGCGTTTTTTTCCCGGAGGTTTTCGATGAGACCAAAAATACTTTCTCCCAACGTACTGTCGTTGGTTGGTGAGATTGGTAATGTTATACACAAAACCATAAAAGTCGTGAATATCGTCACTAGTAAAAGGTCTGTCACAATAGATCCATGGATTTTCATAATCAATATCGATACTCATCAATAATGTTTAATACCTCGTTCAGGTATTTATGGGCAAGATCTCGCTCTCCTTGCCAGACATCAGCACCCTCCATATCAACTTGGTGCTTCAGTTTCATCACACGAACTTTTAGTTCTTCTTTCTCTATTTGATTTTTAGGCATATGGGGAGATTACACTCCCCCTATTTAAGCAAAGATCAGAGTTGGAAACCACTGAATGTGTCTTTTTTCACATCTTGCTTAATGCCACCGACAACGTAGGACTCTACCTCTGTCTCCTGTGGTGCCACCTGGAGACCCTTGGAAGAGATCCAGTGCTGCGTCCAGGGCAGTGGATTATTCTTTGCAGCAATATCATATTGTGGTTTAAGGCCAATTGCTTTCAGACGACGATTAGCAATCCACTCAACATACTGCTGAAGAAGTTTATCGTTAAGACCAATCATAGATCCGTCTTTGAACAGATAGTCAGCCCAACGCTTCTCTTCGTTGACAGCATTATCAAATGCCTTGTAAGTCCACTCCTCTTCTTCTTTCATAATCCTTGCCATTTCAGGATCATCACCCTGCTTCCATTTGTTCAGAATGTTTTGGGTGATGGCGAGGTGTTGGTTCTCATCTCTAGCAATAAGGGAGATAATTTTTGCTGAACCTTCCATGAGTTTAAGTTCACCAAAAGCAAAACTGCAAGCAAAAGAAACATAAAACCGAATTCCTTCAAGGATATTGACATTTGCAACTGCTCTATAAAGTTTACGCTTCAATTCATAACGATCAAGTTGACCAGCATAATGACCCTCTGTGGCAAGTTCCCACATAGTGCTATTGTCATATTGATGAGCACCACTGATAAAGTCATCATACGCTGCTGTGACGCTGCTGGCACGTTCAAGGATGCGATCATCGGTCACGATCTTATCAAAGACCTCTGAGGGGTCGCTGTAGACGTTCTTGATGATGTATGTGTAGGAGCGACTATGGATCATTTCCATGAACCCCCAGACTTCCATACATGCTTCTAGTTCAGGTAAGCTGCAGTAAGGAATAAAAGCCATCCCAGGACCACGCCCTTGAATGGAGTCAAGCATAATCTGGTACTTGAGGTTAGAGGTATAGATATGCTTTTGTTCTGGACGAAGTAATTGATAATCCCCACGATCCTTTTGCAGTGAAACTTCTTCTGGTCTCCAGAAATAACCCAACTGTTGTGTAGTGAGTTTATCAAAGACTGGATACTTGTATGAATCGTATCTTTGAATTCCAAGAGGTTGACCGAAAAACATCGGTTGCTTTTTGGTATTTACTTGTTCAGTGTTAAAGACCGTCATGCCCTTAACTTTTGTCATATTGTTGTCCTCTACGGATGAAATCTTAAACTGCACAGGATTCACACTCTCCCTCCTCGGCTTGTTCTAATTCGTTTAACAGGTTATCTAAATTTGGTTTTTCTTCTACTACCTCATCATTCTTCATATCATGAGTATTTTGATAGTAAGAGGTTTTCCAACCGTACTTATATGTAGTCAAAAAGTCTTGTGCCATGGTGGACACTGGGACTTCATTATCAGGATACTGCTCAGGATTGTAACTCCAGTTACCAGAAATTGCTTGGTCAAAGAATTTCTGCATCACAGCAACAACATTAATATAACCACGATTGGACTCCATATCCCAAAGCAGAGTATAATTGTTTTTAAGAGACCCATATTGAGGGACAATCTGTTTGAGTGGTCCCTTTTTGCTTTTTTTAATGGACAGATAGTCTCTAGGTGGTTCGATTCCATTTGTTGCGTTTGACACAACGGAACTACTCTCTGATGGCATCTGAGCAGACAGTGTTGAGTGCCGTAGACCGTGGGTGGCGATAGACGCCCTAAGAGAATCCCAATCATGTTCTAACTCCTGACTAGAGATTTCATCAACATCCTTCTTATATGTATCGATAGGAAGGATTCCATCAGCATACTTGGTGCGACCAAAGTCTGCACACCAGCCTTTCTCTTTAGCAATCTGATTAGATGACTTCAAGAGATAGTATTGAAATGCTTCTGTCAGTCCATGAACTGCATCCCATGCCTCTTGTGAGTCATATTTAAATCCAAGTTTAGCGAGATAGTGTGCCAGACCGATAAAACCAATTCCAAGAGATCTCCGTGCCTTTGTGGCGCGTTCTGCTGCTGCCACAGGGTACTCTTGATAGTCAATCAATTCTTCCAATCCACGAACAGAAAGATCACAAAGATTTTCTAGTTCCTCATCAGTCTTAACCTTACCAACGTTGATAGCAGAGAGAATACACAAAGCAATCTCACCAAAATCATCATCAATATGATTGATGGGATCTGTAGGAAGAGTGATCTCTTGACAAAGATTGCTCATGTTCACCTTATCCTTAAAGGAAGAGTGAGAGTTACAGTGGTCGATATTCATGATATACAAACGACCAGTCTCTGCTCTCTCCTTGAGAAGATCAAGGATCAGTTTCTGTGCCCCGATAGTCTTTCTTGGAACAGACTCATCTCGTTCAAAGCCCACATATAGGTCATCGAACCTATCAGTACCAAAAGCGTCATATAGACCTGGTACGTCATGCGGTGAGAAGAGGCTAATCTCTTCATCCTTAATGAAACGTTCGTAGAAAAGTTTTGAAATCTGGATTGAGTAGTCAAGTTTTCTTACACGGTTGTCTTCGGTTCCTTTGTTGTTTTTGAGGACGATGATGTCTTCGATTTCTTGGTGCCAGATCGGAAAGTGGACCGTAGCTGATCCACCTCTGATGCCATTTTGAGTGCAGCATCTGACAGTTGATTCAAACTTCTTGAGAAACGGAACAACACCAGTGTGCTGGACTTCTCCACCTCGGATCTTACTGTTGATGCCACGGATTCTGCCTGCGTTGATGCCGATTCCCGCCCTTTGTGCAACGTATTTGCCAATTGCCATATCAGAGCTAAAGATACTATCGAGGGTGTCATCAACATCAACAAGAACACAGCTAGCAAATTGTCGAAGTGGAGTTCGCACTCCCGCCATGATAGGTGTGGGAATGTTGAGTTTGTGTTTGGAGATTGCGTCGTAGTATCTTTTGACATATGAGAGACGTGTCTCCTTGGGATATTCTGCAAAGATTGTCAGGGCAATCATAATGTACATGAACTGTGGAGTTTCATAGACTCCACCACCGCTTCTGTCCTGTACTAGGTATTTATCTACAACCTGACGCAAACCTGCATAGGTGAAATCAAAGTCACGATCATGATCAATAAATCCATTTGCCTTGTCAATCTCTTCCTTAGAATACTTAAGGAAAATATCTTTATCGTACACATCAATATTTGTGCAACTATAGATATGACTTTCAAGATGAGGAAGCTCTCTCATCTTTCCATAAAGACTCTTACGAAGACTAAACAGAAGCAGACGTGCTGCCACAAACTGATAGTTGGGATGATCAAGATCAATCAGGTCAGAAGCAGAACGAATCAGAATTTCTTGAATTTCACCAGTCGTAATTCCATCATAAAACTGGATGCCAGATTGAATCTCAACTTGACTTGCAGAGACCCCTGCAAGACCCCTAGTCGCCTCTTCAACCATCAAATGCATCTTCTCTAGGTCAAGAGGTTCAATTCTTCCATCTCTCTTTTTAACCTTGGTGCCGTTCGTCATATCTTCTTCCAGGTGGTAAATTTAAGTTTTGCTTCTAGTCCAGAGTATGTGTTTGATTCTATCACAGACTGCACATCCAGTCCATTCATCACCATATCATTTATGTCTTTGTCATCTATGCTCTCAGGCCAGATGACTACCGACTGACCAGAATCGATGGTCTTAGAGATTCTGTTTGTAATCTCTCTATTGCGGGGTTCGTTATCATAGATCCACACAGGATTGCTAATCCCCCAACGACCAACATCAGCGTCAGCTCCGCACATAGCAATCGCGTTGCGAATGAACGTGCTGTCGAAAGGTCCTTCTGTAACATAGACTGGAGCATCTCTTCTGATGTTATCCAATCCGTAGATTTTTGGTGCGTCATCATCAAGCATCACGGTAATATATTTAACAGGGTTTGGATTTATAGATCTTCCCTGGAGACCAATTAAGTTCTTTTCATAATAAAGTGGAATGATGATGCGTTCTTCATCATGCTTTGTATCATCAAAGGTCTGTTTAAGACTGTTTACGAACTTCTTAAAGTGCTCAGCATAATAGAAATCATCAGGGTTTAATTTTCTTGCCGTAAGATATCCAGCAGGTCTGGGATGATCAGATGCTTTGGGCAACTTCAGTTTCTTCTTAAACTTGGGTGCTTCAAACTTAATGTCTGGTTCATCGATTACAAAGTTACGACCAGTATGGCCCTCTTTGAACTTCTCCATAACATATTGCTTATGAACAGCAGGATCAACCTGCTTCAAAAAGTTGTTAAGAGACATCGAAGCACCACAGTTGTGGCACTTGAAGTTAGTATTTGCCTTTACTGCGTAGAGATACCCTCGCGTTTTGCTCTTGTTCTTCTTTGAGTCTCCACAGATTGGACACCTAAAGTTGTATAGGTCTGATTTTACTCTCTTAAACTTTTGAAGTTTGGGAGATACAAGTCCAATAAACTTGGAGTCAACGTGATCCATCCACAAAGGCAACTGCTGGTTGTATTATAACACTCTCAGCAGAGGATAACAAGGGTTTAATCATTTTGACTGATTGTGGATTGGTAAGGATCAATATTGCTCCCAGTGCTCCGATGCCAATCCAAAGTTTTCGTTCCAATAAAGATAGTCGTTCACTAACGCTGTCGTGATCGCTGTCCATTTTATCACGGAGTTTGTCGATTTTATCAAACAATATTTCGTCGATCTCTTCTTGCTTAGAAATTCGTTGTTCATGGACGGCCAACATCCTACTCACGTTATTATTTACCTCTGCAATTTTTTCAATTGCTGAGTCTAATCTTGAAACTAATGTCTCAAAATTTTCCAATCTTGCCTCTAGTACTGCAACCTTAACTTCTTCTTCCATCCGGCTGCCACATTTTACGTACACCCTTTTGATAGATATATCTCTTCTTCTTTCTCACCGGAGGATCATCTCCAGCCTCTGCAGAGCCTGCAATCTTCCCATGTGCCATCGCATTCGTGGGAGCATCCTCACGAATCATCTGAATAATTTTATCAAGAAGATTCTTTTTCATCGTAGATTCTATAAAGTTCTGCTAAACAGTTCATATCGACCTGTATATCATGAATATGAGACTTTGGATATTCAGGAAATCTTCCTAGAAAAATGATGAAACTCTTCATCGAGGACCAAAGATCACTCTCAATCTTAAAGAACAACATGGGAGTTGTCGCTTCACCAAAAATATTATACAGAATAATAAAATGATTCAGAAGAAGATGTGTCTTGAGTTGACCAGTATTCTTGTATCGTTTCAGTAGTCTTTTAATGTATTTGAAATGATTCAAATCACGATCAAAGTCTTCCTTAGTTACAGCCTGAGGATTTTCATAATATTTTATTGCATATAGAAGAAAATTGTCTTCATTCAATTCATTAAAAAACATATATCACATATAAATTATTTCTGGCCAGGGAAAGCAGGACGGTTACCAGTCTCAATACCAGACATAGCAACCAGGATTTCCTTCTTAACTCTCAGTGTTCCGTGCTGATCGTTATACGTTGTGATACCAACCCAACCTACGCCAGACTCAAATGCAGTGCCTGATGCAGTTTGAGAACCTGTGGTAGAAATACCATAAACGAATGTATCAGAGTTAGTATTTCTCTCACTATATGCAGGATCCTGTGTGAATGAAATAGGACACTGACTGATAGTGTAGGTGGTTGCTGCAATCGAAGTGAACGAATTGGTAAGACCTGAAGTCGAACCAATCGTTAATTGACTTGTGCTTGCAACACCAACAATAACAGCAGAACCAAAGTAGGTAGAGATTCCGCCATCAGTGGCATCTCTGTGACCAAAGTGAATAACATCACCGACTTGTGCTTCAGTGTGGCCTCCACCAGTGACACCAAAAGTGGTGCCGGTTCCAGTGACAACCAGAGTGGTATAATCAAACGTAACTGTGCCTGCGTTTCCCAGGTTGTCATTATTGCCCCAAAGTGCCATGTCTCTCTTCCGAAAATTTATTTGCTATAAGATATTTATAAAAAAGGAGACCTTGTAATACGGTCTCCTAAGTATCATTCTGCTCCTTCTCTTGCCCTAATTGCCTTTGTGACAACCTCTAAAAGTTGATCATCCATATCGGTTTTGGTCAACTTAACTGCCTTAGCAAGAATAACAAGACAGATCTCAACCATTTTCTCACCCAATTCCTCATTCTCTGGAATTTTTGCAACTGCATCTTTGATGATTTTTGTAGCTAGTGGAAGTAGAAATGCAAGCATGATGACCTCAGCATATTATATTCTATATATCGTCAATCTTTGTTAGAAACATATCTACCTAACTTTTTGTCGTAACGTTTTACTTCACCAGGACGAAGACGATCTTTTGCCTCCTTTGCCTTACCAACAAACTTACCAAACTTCATCTTACGGTCTGCTTTGGCAAACTGCTTTTTCTCTTTATCGTACCTATCGTACTTAGTTGTTTCCTCTAATTCATGTGGAATAGGAGCTTTGAATGCCTTTCTAAAAAAGTCATCCATATCCTTTTTAGTTTTACGATCCAACTTCTCATTCACATCACCAGATGTATCCTTCTTATGAAGGTTTTTGTAGAGATGTTTATGAAGAGGTTTTGCCTTCTTCATAATCTTATCTCTCTGAGAAAAATCTGCTGCTTCTTTTGCAACTTTCTTTTCAGGAAGTTTTTTGTGCTTGGTTGATGCAAAGTCTTTGACATCACTTTTCTTCATGTCAGCAGCTGCCTTCGCAGTCTCAGGAGTAGTCGGTGCCATCTCACCTTTTTGGATGGCACGAACTATTCCAAAGAATCGTTGCTGCTTTTTAGATACTGCAGGCATCAGTCACCTCTATAACGGGAACCAGGGCGAGGACCAGTTGCATCAGTCATCTTCTGAGCATCTGTTCTGGTGTCCTTGGGTGCATTCTTCGCCATTTGTCTAATCTGAGCAGCACGTTGCTTCTGACGATCACCAGGTTGATATGGTTTTCTCTTTGCGTTTGCCTCGCGAGAGATTCTCATCTGGTCATCTACACTCAGACCTTCACCCATGGCCTTTGCGGGTTGATCGCTCTGACCCTTATCAAGATTTTGCTTTCTCTTTCTAGCAATCATCTGATCGATGGTTGCTTTTCTTTTCTGGAGAGCAATTTCTTGAGCAGACATAGATCCCTCTTCAGAGACCTCAACCTCTTCATTCTTAGGAACACAGTTAGGGACCATACGGTTTCCCTTTTTCTTCATTCCGACTTGCTTGTGAGTGTCCCAGCAAGGATCACCATCGCCTTCGTTCATGTGGTCAGCAGCCTTGTAACGCTTGTCACCTGCCTTGTACTTCTGATAAGCAGGAGTGTTTGCCTTCTTATCAGCGTTAGTGACAGTCATGCGAGTGTCTTTTTTCTCTGGTGGAGTTCCACCATAGACTGCTTCATCAACATTCTCTTCCTTCAGTTTGTCAGCAACCTTAAGTGCCATCTTTCTGATGCCACGTTTTGCTGATGTCTTTGCTCTTTGTACTGCAGGTGCTGCTGCTGCCTTTGCTTCTCTTGCTTTATTGTATGCTTTGACAGCAACCTTACCAAGGAAACCTTTTGCTTTCTTTTTGAGTTTGTCTCTCATGCTTTCGGCACCACCGCTGGTGTCATGGCCATAGGTAATTCTTGCCTCTTCGATACCACTTTCGATAGCATCTCTCACATTTTGCTCATCATATCCCTCACTCAAGAGATCTTGGAATACCTCTTCAACGATACCATCAAACTGATCAACCTCAACCATCTCAAGGATTTCGCCACCCAGTTCCTCTACAGATTCACCAAGTTTAGGATTGATCTTAATCGTGTTTTTTATATTTTTTTTTTCCTTAATCGGTTTTGAATCGATGTCGTCAGTCATGATTTCGGAAAGGTCTTGTCTCCAGGAGGAATATGCTTCCTTCATAGAACCACGAGTTCTTTCAGCTTTATCATGATCGAAGTTTGGATCCTTCATAGGATCATAAGTCTTAGACTTACCACCAGAATGTTTTTTGGTCATTCTGGCAGCATATTCCTTAGGAGACTCACCAGGTTTTCTTGCTTCACTAACCTCAACTTCTTCTTTCTTATACTCAGGATGGTCATCCATCTTCATGCCACGCTTTTTCTCAAGACGTGCCTTGCGTTCAGCAGTTCCCTTTTCAGGATCCATGTCACGAACACCTTCTGACATCTTACTCTTGATTGCCTTACCAATTGCCTTACGACGGTTCATCAAATACTTATCAGTCTTATCCTTTTTACCATCGTTATTAACATCACCGTCTTCCTTACCAACAGGATCAAGTGCTTCAGTCTTAGTTTTTTCCTTATCCATACGAGCAGACATCTTACGGATCTGATCGATACTCATGTTACCAACGCCAGTGAAACCTGCCTTAGAAGGATCTGGTTGCTTCTTGGAGTCATCCTTATATCCACCAGCAGCACGGGCAGCACGACGGTTTTCGTCTAACTCAGTTTCATGAACTTCCTTATATGCACCAGCAAGGGAATTTACAGCATCCCATCCTTGCTGCTTCTCTTCAAAGTGAGGGTTCTTCATAGAAGTCCCCATCTTCTCCATATCTTTACGGGCTTTTTCATTATTTTTTTGACGCTTCTTCATATCTGGTTCCAGATATGTGTCGTCTTTTTTCTCAGCAATTTGGTCTAAGTACACCTTTGAAATAGCATTCAAAGGGTTAGCTCCGATTCCATTAGACATGGTAATACTATCTTACTTTTTAATCTTATACTTATTTATTAAATTTTTAATACCAGTCGTGCCGGTCATTCTCATCGCATAATTGCGGAAAGAGTCTGTTCCGACAAGTCTTTGGTCAGAGGCAACACCAGATGGACCTGGATAATTTTGCACTGCCTCCATCACATCACGAATCCAGGACTTGAACATGTAGTTCTCTTGCGTCACACAGATAAGATGATTGGTTCCACGACGAACAATTGTACCAATCAAACCAGTATTTAAACTCTCTACAATATCACCAAGGTTAAAGATTCTACCTGAAACGTAATTATCTCTTAGACCTTTAGGATCATGCTTAGGTGCAATCTCCCACATTTCAGTGACTTCTTTCTTTTTAGCCTTAATCTTCATGCCAGAACGAACAGCATCAAACAGTGCTTGAGTGTCACCGTCATTCAATTCTTTTGGTGTTCCACTGCGGAATGCTTTGAAGTCATCATCCATAACTGCCTTTCTCATCTTGGATGCAGACATTCCTTCTACACCCTCTGCATCTGCATCTCTTACACCAGCAGAGATGACGCGGATGTTATCAAAATTATAGAGATCGCCATTATACTTGGTTGCCAGGTTCTCAAACTCTGCCTGACGATCTGAACCCACGATGATGTTTACGTTTTTATATCCACCCTCATCTGCTGTAGTGAGAACGTTGAAGATGGACTTCATCTCTGCATCATTAACAATATTATCTGCATAATCAGGGAACATCTTCTTCATGAATCCAACCTTCATGTCAGGATCCAGTGGATTCTTCTTAGGATCTTGTGAACGTGAAGGATAGATCTTCATGTCTTCACCCTGTGCTGCCTTTCTGGCTGCAGCAAGTAGTTTACCGTGACCTACGGTTGGAGGATTGAAACGACCAAATGCAACGGTCAGAGTTTCCGTAGTCTCTCCAGAACCTTCTCCACCTGCACCTGCCTCTGCTTTCTTTGAACCAGTCGCTTCAGGTGCATCCTTTTTAGAATCTGCCTTGGGTTCTGCTTTTGCTGTTTTTTGTTGTGCAGGTTTGTCATCCTCTGCTTTTGCTTTCTTCTTATCAACAAACTTTAACTTACCATCTTCAGTAGTCGCAACAAATTTTCCACGGGAGTCTAACCAACCACCGTGACCATCACTTACGAGGTTCAGTTTTCTCGCTTGCATACTTGCTTGCGACTGAGCCTCATTCAGAAACTGAAAGAAACTTTTCATTTATATTGATAATCCTTATACATTATTTAGTGTTTTAAATTCCAGTAGCACCTTCTTTAATCATCTTTTTGAACTCTGGAGTTATACCCGCAAAAAACTGTGGGAAAGCAGAAAAATCACCCTTATATCTAAGTTCGATTTCAAGGATAGGAGTATCACCTTTTAATAAGGTAAAGAAAACTTTTGCAGCATTCTTTTGCACTGTTTTATCACTATCAAAAACTAACTTGGTCTCTTGTTTTGATAACTTAGCCATGGCAATCATTATACTGTTTATTTCCAAAACATTTGCACTTCCGATATTAGGTGAAAGATCTTTACTAACTGTACCCACACCTTCAGTCAAATAAAATCCGAACTCGTATTTGTCCCAAGTCTCCAACACATCTAACAAATTAAGTTTTAATGTTCTTGTCAATAAAACATCCGCAAGACTATCCTTTACTTTAGGATCATTCATCGCATCGAGAAATCCTTTGAAAAGAGGATTTATTTTTCCGGGAGAACTCTGCAATTTTTTATTGACAAATTTTCTAAAACTCTCCTGTGATGGTGTCGCTCCACTTTTTTTAATCAACCCATTCGGATCTTGCAAATCAGATTCTGTTTTTAAATTAATCAAAGGAATTTTTTCAGTCTTCCCACCACCTTTATTTCTAATAACACGCATGTCCCATAAGACTTTTGCGTCCTGAATATTACTAGGATTTAACTTTCCAATCTCTTTATTTCCAGCTACCGCAAATCTTTCTAAAGGTCCTCCAGGTCCACATGCCTCTTTAATAACTCCAGCAAAATATTTTATTCTATGATTATTAATTTTATCACGAACTTTTTTAAATTCTGGACCACTAATATATGCAGAGAAAGCATTATTGATTAATGTTGGACTAGGCGCGTTCGCTTTTGGTTTTTTCTTAAGCGAGATACCAACAAAATCATTACCATTAAGTTTTAAAATAACGTCTGAAGAATTATAATCTGCCATCCCAAATGCCTTTACTTTGAAAGGTTCAACATCAGGATGCCATTTATTTCCGGTCAAGTATACTTTTGAAGGGACTTTATCTTTTCTAAGTTTTGATCTCGTCCCCAACACAGCAGAAATAGAAGCCGCGAGATCACCGTAAATATCCTCTGGTTTTTTAGACGAAGTGTCTAAATCAATAATCTTTATCATACCATTTTTGGTTGCATTACCAGCAGCATCCAATACTTTATCACTCTTTAAGTTCTCAAGAGCAACAAAATACAACTCTTTAAATTTACCAACGTCATTTCTAGATGATTGTAAATCAGCAGTAGAAACAAACGACAATCCAGCATATAATCCTTCTGATGGTTCAAATGCCATTTGACTTAGACTTTCTAAGTATTTATTATGGAGTTAAGCGGACTCGAACCGCTGACATCCTGCTTGCAAAGCAGGCGCTCTACCAACTGAGCTATAACCCCGAGAACCCCGAAGGGTCAGTGATCGTGATCTTCAGGAAGATTTGCTTCAATCTGTTCATCCAGATGCTGAATGAATTTACGAATACTCACTGTTCTTTGTGATGGAAATTCATAACTATCTTGCTTGGTGTGCTGAAACAAATATGCACGAACAAGTGCTGCATCGTGAATATTCACTTTTAGATCAATATCGATGTTGCAACTCACAGGTCTCCCTCCACACGGTTTTCAGAATGATGAACATCAAACTCACCACCAGGATAACGTGCTTTCAGTTTATCCACATTCATTTCTAGCACTTCATCAAAGGTTGTGTCAAGTGCCATACATGCCTGTGCCAGATACCAGCAGATATCTCCCAGTTCACGTTTCATGTGAAAGACATTTTCTTCATTATAAGGTTTACCCTGGAAAATGATCTTCTTCACAACCTCAGTAAACTCACCAGACTCTGCGGTAAGACCAAGAGCTGCAGTCAGAAGTTGTGTCACATTACAATCTTCCTGAAGTTCAAGAGAGTTGGTGCGAGTAAGAAATGCAGCATAATCCAAAGAGGGATCACTAGTTACACCTCTAACAAACTCAACGTATTTTTCAGTATCAACTTTAGTCATGTAAATTTGGAATAAATGGTTCTTGACAATTTTGAGGGAGTTTCTGTTGAGTCGGTAGTTTCTCACCACTAACTTCAATATACTCTACTTCTTCCCAACTACCACCAACACCACCATCCATATTGACTACGATGTCACGGGTGGGAAGTTGCCTTCTATTAGAAACATCGATGATGTCGCCAGGCAAAGGATTGAACGTGAAATAGTGTCCATCCCAATATTTGTTTCTCGTATGCATAAGATTGACTGCATCTCTTTCGATACCACAGTCAGCGATCTTTTTACCGTCTGGATCGAAGACAGAGTAGTAACCGTTCATGAGAACTTAAATCCCTCAAATGATTTCTTTGGTTTTGCTTCCTCGTAATTATACTCTTCTTCTTTACCGCTGTCAATAATGTCTTCCTGTGCTGACTGCTCACAATCATACAGACGCATCTTGGCACGGTCGATACCAACCACAAACCTCTTAGAAATGGTTGGATCATTATATCTATTCTTCAACTGCTTCACCATAATTTGCCCGAGTCCTTCAAGATCTTCAGTTGAAATAAGGGCAAACATAAGATCAGCAGTAGCAGGGAGACCAAAGGACTCACTAGTGTCAGTAAGCTCAACATCACTGCTACCATAACCAGAACGAGTGGTCTGGGTGGCAGAAACGATAGGTACGTTCGCCTCGCAAGCAAGTCCTCGAAGTTCTTCAGCAATAGCCTTGACAACTGTATATGAATTGACATTACTGCCTGCGCGATACCTTTCGGAAGCACATATATTAAGGTAATCAACGAAAATAATATCAGGTCTAAATGACTTCTTAAGTGCAAGTTCATTAAGAAGTGCCCGAAAATGTCCACTATGTGCAGAAGCAGTTGGATACTCCTTAATAATTAGTGACCCTTGAGTTTTTTGTGACAGTTTTGTCACCTTTTCCTCAAACATTCCCTTAGGCAATTCAGTTATCTCTTGGATAGGTATATTGAGAAGGTTAGCATCAATTCGCTCTGCAATTTTTTCTTCAGCCATTTCAGCCGTGATGTATAATACGTTTTTCCCTCCCAAGAGTGCGGAAGCTGCGACATGGCACATAAACAAACTTTTGCCGACACCAGTGCCAGCGAGAGCAATATTAAGCGTTTTGTTCGGAAGACCACCTTTCGTAATCTTATTGAAATACTCAAGATCAAATGGAATCTTGTCTTCTTTGCGATGGTATGATTCATATCTCTCTTCATAATCGAGCAGGTAGTCATGTCCCACATGAGCATCAAAAGAAACTGCCAGAGCCTCTGACAGAATACTAGGGATCGCATCACGATCCTTCTTGTCATCCTTTCCATCAGCAAGTGCGATGGACTCCATCAGTGCCAGATAGATAGCACGATCACGACACCACTTCTCTGTGGTATCACACAACCATTCATAATCGGTAGCAGAATCCTCAAGATAACTGATTAACTTAGTAATCTCTTGGAAAGAAGTATCGTTGATGTCTTGTCGTTTCTCTACTTCAATACAAAGAACTTCTTTGGTTGCAGGTTGATTATATTCACTTACGAATTTGACAATCTCTTCAAAAGTAATTTTCTGATGAGGATCCTCAAAGTAATCTGATTTAATGAAAGGAACAACCTTACGAAGATACTCCTCATTATACAGCAGATTTCTTAGAATTAGGATTTCAACTTTGTCCATGAGGGATATCGAATACAAATGTGATGCGTGTCTCGTCACCGATGTTAACGGTTCCGTGAGGTAGTTTGTTGTTAAACCATAGAAGAGTTCCTGGTTCTACGATGACAGTTTCTTTGCCGCAGAAATATTGATACCTTCCAAGTATGGAAAGGTGATACCTGTTTCTGCTCAGGTAGTATGTTCCTTCGTCAATATGTGCTCCTACAATCTCATCTACAGGGAGTGAAAGAAAGCCGCATCGATGAATGTCTGCTTTCTTAAAGTGCTTGCGTATGATCTTTCTGATCTCACTATGATGAGCGTAGGCAGGGGTTTTGATGTTGATCTCAGAGTCTCCCACAAAGTCGTCTTTGTGTTTGACCCCACCTATTATAAGTTGAAGTGCGCTAACTGGCAAGTCTGCAAATCCTCTATCAACTAAGGACTGGGAATCCTTCAGAGTCTTCTGATGGTCCCAGTCCTGAGGATATTTCTTCAGTTGTTCAACTACTTTCTTAACGTTGATTCCAGTTTTGATAACCTTAATCATGAACCGTAGCTAAACTGCTCCTTGGCAATCTCATCCAGTTTCTCCATCACCTCAGATGTGAAGTATGTTTCTGGATCTTTAAGAATTGCTTTGGCATAGACTTTCTTGCCGTCTATCTCATAACGACCTGCCACATTTTTCCAGAGACCACCAATCTCTCCCAATTCAAGAAGACCATAATATCGATCAAGACCACGCTCATCGTAATAAAGACGCACTGTAACATCTTTGTTCTCCTTACTTAAACGCGACTTTGCTGTCTTAGCTTTAATAAGATTGCCAACGACTTCTGTTCCATCCTTTTCTTTCTTTTTGCTGAGATAAATGATCGTAGACGCAGCATATTTGAGACCGCTGCCTCCGCCCATTTCTTTGGTGGGAACGTATGATCCGATGACATCGTAGGTGTGGTTGGTAACGATTAGTGGGATGTTTGCCTGACCCAACTTGAGAGTGAGCATACGGAACGCACCTTTGACAAGTTGGGATTTGGTCATGTCCCTAACTTGTTTATCATCTAGTGCGTCACGAATTTCTTTCTCTGTGGAAAGCATACCCAGAGAGTCTAGCACAAACATGCAAGGTCTGCGTTCGTCTTCTGGTTTCTTAAGGTATATATCGACTGCCTTCAAGGCTTTGGTTCTAAACTCTTCAATTGTAACAACATTTACAACAACCAATCGTTCTAGATCAATACCCCGACTTGCGATAAGACCCTTGTTAACAGCGGCTTCAGTGTCAAAATATAGACAATAACCATCAGGATTAGCGTCCAAGAAATTCTTGACAACTGCAAGCGAGAAAAAAGTTTTTCCAGTAGAAGACTCCCCAGCGATGGCAGTAATCTTATTCCCAGATACACCACCAAATATACTACCTGAAACGAGTCCGTTAAAAATGTACGAACCCGTGTCCACAAAGTTTTCAGTGTCGTCGATGTCTCTTGCGAGTTTGGTGTAGTCATCTCCGATCTCTTTTACAATTTCTTTTAAAAAATCCATTAAATTACAAATCCAAATTCTTCACGGGCAATTTTTTTGTAAGGACCACCAGGGTTCTTATCACGAATATCTTTAATCTTATTCAGTTTTTGATAGAGAGAAGTGTCCCCACCAAGTCGCAGTGCGCTAACAATAGTAGCAAGTTCTTTATCGGTGATAGGTAGGTCCATTAGGAGAAAAATAGTTCTAGGTTTACAGTTTTTTCGACATTCCATCCAATAGCATCAAGGATGGCTTTCAGTGGTTCGACAAAGGACTTTTCAAATTGTAGATCATAGTCGATGTACTTGTCAAGATCAAGTTCGCGTGGAAAATCTTGAATAAAGGAGATGATGTTTTCATGAATAATGTTTGGTTTCTTTAAATAGCAAAACTTAATCTTCTCACCATTTTGAATCAAAGAATACTTGTTTGTAAGTTTCTTCTCTTTAATATAGTGATTGAACAGAAGAGCTCCACGACAGTGAATAGGAGTTCCCTTCACGTAAATGTCAGATGAGGATTTATACTTCTGAACATCAGAAACTGATCGCGGGAAAGAAATTTGCTCTGGTGGCAACTTCTTAAACTCTGCGCGAGACTTATCGATGAAGTCAATTACATCTTCCTCAGTGCCACTCATCATCAACTTCAAGGCATCCTTAATCATCTTCCTACACGGAGCAGGAGTAGACGATTTAACTGCCTCAATACCCATCATCTTAAGTTTGGGATCTTCATAACGAACACCCTCACTATCCCACACGTTGAGAATGTATCTCTTCTTCGCGGTCCAGATACCACGGTCAGCAATATTCTCACGTTTCATTTGCATCTTCTGATCGTATGCCGAGACATACGTCGCCAGATTTTGGTAGCACTGATCAATATACGGTTCAAACTTTTCTTCGCAGATCTTGTCAAGTAGGGAAACAATTGCAACTTTGTCGCTAGACTTAGAAGCAAAAAATTTATCAACAAGAGGTCCAAGATTAAGATAAATTGAATCTGTGTCAGATGCAATTACGTAATCCTCTTCTGTTGTTTGCAACAGTTTATTTAGATACTCATTCATCTTACTCTCAATCCAACGGATAGAGACTTGACCAGAAAGCGTAATCGCTTCCGCGTTGGCCAATTTGTAATACCTAAAATACTGATTACCGATTGCACCATAAGCAGAGTTGAGTGAAATCTTCTTAGCCATCTGAATATTATTGCATCGCGCAATCTCTTTCTCCAGAGTCTTCGTAGGAGTTTTTTCATAATCTTTCTTTGCCTGAATCATCTTCTTCTTGAAGATCACACGGTCACCATACATCTTCTCCATAAGTTCTGGTAAGAACCCACGAACGTCTTTGCGGTACATAGCACCGTTAGCACATACCGCATTATCCTTGTACAACTCAAAGTTTATCTCTTCATCAAGTATTCTATCCACTGTTGCTGTGGGATGTCTCTCCTCCAGAAGCGTTTCTGGCGAGATATTGTACTGCATGATAAGGTGAGGATACAGACTATTAAGGTCGAAACTAACAACCCAATCATACTTTCCTGGTATCGGTTCCTTGACATAAGCACCCGCGTACTTTTCGTTTTTGTCAGACCTAATCTTGGGAGGAATAACAATATCCCGTTTCTTTAGATAGTTATAGATGATGTTGTCCCACATGCGGACCTGATAAAACACATCAGCATAGTTCACCTTGGCATCATAGGCCATGGTCAGTGCAAGTTCAATCAGTTTCATCTTGTCTTCCAAGCGGTCAACAAGTTCTACGTCAATTATATTGTATTCAATAAACTTCTGCCACCCTTTGGTATAGAAATCCTTAAAAGTGTCAAACTCAGAGTGGTCCAGTTTTTTCTGACCCAACTCCACCTCTGCTATGTAGTCTAGGCGATATGATTCTTGTGCTTTGTATGTGAACTTTCTGTACAGATCCAGATAGTCAAGTTGAGTGAGTCCACCAACGTCAAAGGTGATCTGCTTTCTACCCTTGATAAAAACCTCTCCTTCGGTCACAAGACCCCAGTTGGAGAATCGCTTCATCAACTTCTCTCCAAGCACCCTGTTGAGGCGCTTACAGATGTATGGGATATCGAACAGTTGAATGTTCCAACCAGTCACCACGTCAGGAACATCCTGCATCCAATAGTTGATGAAGTGGCTCAGCAGTTCATGTTCTGAAGGGCAGTGATAGTAAGTAACATTTTTCTGCTTGTTAACAAAAGGTTTCACGCCCCAGGTAGTAATCTGCTTGGTGGTATAGTCCTGAATTGTAATCGCAAGAATCTCTTCTGATGCAGACTCTACATCAGGAAATCCTCTCTCTGCAGTGGTCTCAATATCAAGAGTTACCAGTTTAATCTGACTGATGTCAAACTTAATCTCATCCTCAGGATACTTCTCTGAGATGTATTGATAGATGTATCGATCATTTCCATAGATCTCAAATCCATCAACTTCATCATACTTCTTATAGAAGTCACGACAATCGCGAACTGTTCCAGGATGAATCTCCTCTACAGGTTCTCCACTTAATGTTCGATACTTTGAATCTCTCTTAGATTTCACAAACAGAGTAGGAAAGAACTCATCTCTGTGTTCATATCTCCTACCATTCTCAACTCCCCGAACGAGGAACTGATTACCAATCAACTGAACATTAGTGTAGAAACGCATTACTTAGTAAGTTCTTCGTATTTTTCAACTAGGGTGGGCATAGGTTCTGTAAGAGTCATAATCTTATCAGAACTAATCATAAATTCATCTTGACGTGAGACAGAGATCAACCAGGGTTCCAGTGTCCCGTCTTTCTGGAGAACAAATGGATTGGTCAACTTACAGTCTGGTTGGCCAATATCTGCTCCCACTTCATCAATCTGACTCACTAGAATCTGATTGTTCGTCAGCAGAATCGCTTTGATTGTTTTTTCCATGGTCTACGATGTCCTCGATGTACATTTCTTTTAGTTTGATGGTTGGTTCCACCATAGTCACAACCCAGTCAGAAGGAACAGGGATGGTCTCTTCGGCAGACAGTGGCATCCAAGGGAAGAGAGATACCTCATACCCAGCCTTGCGTCCACGTCCCTCACTCGCATCATCAAGAACGTTAGGGTCACGCATCTTGATCACGCAAGGTTTGTTGAGATAATATCCAACCACTCGTCGGTCTTCACCTTCTCCATATCCCATCTCTGCCACACTGGCAATCATGTCTTCACCTGATTTCAAGAGCAGTAATTTGATAGTCATAAGTCAGTTTTTCTTCGTTCCCATTCTACCAATAAAAAAGAGGGGCGTCAACTGGATTGTGCCAGTTGCCCCTCTGCGGCGACGATATTCAATAGTATTTAGAACCAATCTCAGCAATCAACTGCAAGACCATCAGTTCCTTCCTTTTCAGTACCAATTTTTTGTGCCAAACCACCAAGACGTTCCCAAGAAATTTTACCATCATTCAATTGAACGGTAGCTGCATACTTTAAACACAAATTATGCATAGTCATCAATTCTTTTTGAGAATCTTCACGTCCATCATCAATCTGTTTGTGAGTTATAGCATCACTATTATAATCAACATACTTGAAAATAGTGCCGTTATTCACGTAGTTCCTCATAATCTTAGGGAACATACGAAGAACACGGGTACTGTCTTTGGTATTCAAAACATCAGCACCAAATCCTTTTCCCGCAACATGAACTTCAGCTTCCTCACGGGTAAAAGAGTTGATGATACCACGACGAGCAAAATCTTTTGAAACAGTCTGGGCAATACCGTTGACTTGATCATTAGAAAGATTCAGGTCAAGACTATGAACCCAACGAGCAACTGCTTTCTTACTACGGTCTGGGCGTTTTTCAAAACGTTTGCGACCAAGTTCTTTCAATTCGTCAGGAGTAATGACCTTTGCTCCATCACCACCATTAGCAGCAGCACGAAAGTCATCGATGTAATCTTGCTTAGTTACTTGGAACTCAGTTTTAGTGGACTCATCAATCTCATACTCAGCAAAGATCCACTCTTCATATCCATTAAGAGCAAGGTTCTTAAATCGATTAAATCCGTTCAACAGATTGTCATCTGGAAAGATTGACGGAGTAAGTTTAGAAATATTAATACCTTTTGCAAGGGAAGTTTTTAGGACATCGTTTGCACCAGTACCACCAATACGAACAGTGTTGTCACTGTTTCCATCAGCATCCTTGGTGTTGACCTGATCAAGACGACGCCAAACATATCGCACAAATTTCCATCCAGCAACAACCAGAGGTTCTGGAAGTGCTTCTTCTACTTGTTTCCTAATGTTGGCGGGCACGCCTTTCTTGGGAATTTTGATAAACATTTTAGTTTTAGGGGGGTTGTAAAGCCGTCAGGCTTGTTTACCTCCATATTATAAGGGAAAACCCCAGGAGTGTCAAACACTTCTGGGGTTTGGTTTACCAAATGTTAGGATATCAAAACCAGTTTATTCAATAAGGAAGAAATAATTCCTCTTCCTCTGATTTTGGTGTTAGCTTGTATGCTCCAAATGCTGATGCGGTAAGGACTGAGAAGAGTGCGAATAGTGCCATTAAAGTATCATACATGGTACATAATTATATAGAAAAAGTGTATCACGTTGATACACTTTTGTATCCGTTGCATCAGAATCTAGTCAGGATTTCAGAACCAATCCTTTCTTTGATGATGAGTAGGAACAATTCTGCCGAGTGTAATACTCAGCAACCCATCCTCAAAGCTAACTGATCTAACTTCCGTCTCGTCACTGAGGGTCCATGCTCTAGTGAAAGATCTTTGAGCCACTCCTCTATGGACGTATTCTGTTCCAGTTTCTCCATCTTCTCGTTGTCCTTCGACAAAGAGTTTTCCGTCTTGTGTGTAGACATTTACTTGTTTCTTTTTAAATCCAGCAAGTGCTAGTTCCAGTCTAGACTCTACGTTGCTGACTGTCACCAGGTTGTACGGAGTATATGAGGCAGATGTTTCGTGAAGGTCAAACACCCTGCTAAGGTAATCATCCATACCAATACTGTTCCTATTTATCTTTTCAAGCAACTTTGGCAAATCGGCAGCATGAAATTTTTGTAGGTTTCCCATTTGTACTTCTCCTTTTAAAGCGAGATTAGATTGTGTGGACCCCGAAGGCATCCGATATATTTATAGCACGGCACGAAAAAAGGAGATACGGTAACAACCGTACCTCCTTATGGGGGTTTCCGACAATCGTAGAGTCGCACGAAAGACTCAAATTTATTTATTCAGTTTCCTGAGTCTTTCCTTTCTTTCCAATATTATATTTTTGCTCCAGAATCCAGTCCGACTTATCCTTATAAGCCAGAACTTTAATTTGATTCAGTGGAGCGATGTCGAGAACTGATTCTTCTTTTACGATGGAGATAAGTCCCCAGTCAGCAAGGAGACGTGCAATACGATTGCGTCTCTGAACATCGTTAACAGTAAGGTTAGCATGTTTTCCGTCCAGTGCAAAGAGCTCTTTGAAGTGGACGATATAATACAATCCTTGCTTATGTAAGATATGGCAAGACTGGTAGAGTTTCTTCTCCTTACGTGATGCAACTCCGATGCGTGTCAGTGTCTCACGAACTTTCAGGAAGTCATCAGGTTCACTTAGAAGCACCTGCACCATTTGATCTTGTGACCACTGTACCGTTGGTTCAACCGTAGTACTCATTTCATTCCTCCAGTGTCAAGTCGTTGTTTAATAAAAATAAGTTGTTCTTGTGTAAGAATTTTCAGAGCTTGAGATGCCTTCTCATTACTATATCCATAGTATTGTTTGACACATTCTAAATCTTGAACTTTATCCTTTCGGAGCCAAGGAGAGAATCTCTTTCTTTTCCTCAAAGTATTTAGATAAAAAGAATATTGCATATCTTTATCAAGAAAGTTATACTTATTCATTTCATTTACATACATCACACAATCCATGTGCCCCGATAAACAACGATTAACGATATATGGTGGATAGTCTTTGATGTGTTCTGATAGATCTTCTTTGTTAAAGTTAATTGAGTTGAGCCAATCCTTCAGTTCCATAATTAAAAAGTAAAAGTTCTTTACGATCTTTTTGCTCACGCATGTATTCACCAACTGAACGCATGGTATAAGTTAGATCAAACTCCGCTGCATTCCATCCATCAAATCTTTCTTTAACCAAATTAGAAGAATTGTAAGATATGAGTTGAGGTCCAACATATTGATCACAATCAGCAGCAAAGTCATCATGGTTAAAGGTATTATGCATACTACCCTTCTTCCCATAAAGATTATCTTTAATATCGTATGGTGGATCTAGATATGTGAATACATCTTTACGGTCAGTAAGTAATTCTTTATAGGATTCATTAGTAATCTCCCAACCTTTAATTATTTTGGTATATCCTGGGAGTTTTTGGATTCCTCGCAGTGAGAAGTTGGATTTGCTTGCTTGTCTACTGAAGGATGAGGACTCGGTGAGTCCACTAAAGCTACACTTATTAATAATATAAAAGCTACTAGCGCGAGATAGATTCGATTCAGTGTAATCATTAACAATCCTTTTTGATTCTAAAAATAATTCTTTTGCAGGGAACTCAAAACCATTTTCTTGTGGACCATAAACTGGATCTGGATACCTAGATTTTAAATCACATAGTGTTTCATACAAGGCATCACCATCATCCCGCAGAACTCTCCAGAAGTTGTAAAGAGGTCCATACAAATCATTTACCTTGACTTTGAGGTTTGGGTATTTTTTAGTAATATAAATCGCTACACTACCACCGCCAAGAAATGGTTCACGATATTCTTTATAGTCGCGCAGATCAGGAATATATTGGTCCATCTTCACACATGCGCGACTCTTACCGCCAGGATAACGAAGAGGAGTTTTCAAAGACTTCATCATCAGAGAAATTTAGGTCCTTTATCAGGTGTTGTATGGAGAAGAACTCCATCAACTTTATCCATCAAGTCTAGCATACTTCCATGCATGAGACGATATCCATATCCAACATATAGTTGTCCAAAGAATACTGTAAGTGCCATGAATGCCCAGAAGTAGTAGTACGTTCTGGATTTCTTTTGTCTAGGAATTTTCATACGATCAGTTTTTTACTAGAGGGTGTTACTAATTTACTACCAAACATTTCATTATATCGTTTGGCAACATCTTCTTGAACAGGCACAATATAAACGACATGCCGTTTAGATACTGTGATCTCTGGATTTTCCTGATCAATCACAGTAGCCCATGGTGCAAATCCCACACCAGTGTTTGTAGGAAGAACAACCAGACCATTCTTAACGGTCACAGTATCATCAGTTTCAGACACAAGTTCTGCAACTACTTCTTCTCCAGTTGTAATACGAAACAGTTTTACATCAATCATTTGAATTCACACTCCACCATAATTTCGGTTAAACAAGCAAGCATATTTATCTCCTGATCCGCGACAAATGCCATCTGATACTGATACTTAGCAAGACAAAGCACAGCAGCAGGAATACTATTCGGAACCATGGAATCATAACAAGCATCGTAAATACGACGCAGAAGTACACTAGTATCGTTGTCCAAGTTATTGACAACCCATTTACGTACTTCGGGGAAATCTTTTTCCTTAAGTTTTTTAACCAAGTCATTTACTTTTACATCACTAAAGGTTGCAAGAATACCAGAGTCAATCTTACCACCAGCAGAGTAACGTTGACACTCATTCAGAACACGTCGCCAATCAGGGAAGTGTTTGTTGATTAATTCTACCAGGACCTTGTTATCAAATTCAACAGCCTCTGTATCCAAGATTTCTTGGAGTCTTTTGAAGAAGAGGGCGGCAAGTTGGGGTTTGCTTTTGGAATTGGTGGAAAAATCAATACAGGCGCATCTGGAGTGGAGGGGCTCGATAATTTTGTTTTTGAAATTGCAGGTAAAGATGAATCTGCAGTTGCCAGAAAACTCCTCTGTAAACGCCCTAAGTAAGAGTTGTACGTCGTTTGTTGTGTTATCAGCTTCGTCGATAATGATGACTTTGTGTTTGCCAGTTGCTTGAAGTGAGACGGTCGAAGCGAAATTCTTTGCAGTATTTCTGACCGTATCAAGAAAGCGTCCCTCATCGGATCCGTTGATGACATAAACATCTACTCCCAGTTGATTGCACAGTGCTTTTGCTACAGTTGTTTTACCACATCCTGCAGGACCTGCGAGCAGCATGTTAGGTATCTCACCTTTATCTAGGAAGTCTTGGAAGGTCTTCTTAATATTTGTTGGTAAAATACATTCTTCAATAGTTTTGGGGCGATATTTTTCTACCCACAAAAATTCATTACGCATAATCATTCCAAAGGTCGAACAAATTCATGAGACACAATATCAGTTGCCTTCAATTGTTCTTTCATATATTCTACACCATCTTGAGGTGTAGCGGTATCCCCACAAGTGAAGACATCACATACTGCCATTCCCTTCTCAGGCCAAGTATGAATACTGATATGAGATTCAGCAAGCATGGCAATACTAGTCACACCTTGAGGGTCAAACTTATGCACTGCAAGATTAAGCAAAGTAGATTTGCATTCCTTTGTTGCTCTAAACAAAAGCATACGAATAAACTCTTTGTCGTCAAGAAGTTCAAAAGGACATCCCTTCAAGGTGAATAGGATGTGTTTCATTATTAAATCCAATCAGGTTTACGATCAGGAATACGAAGGTAGTTATCAGCTACCCAAGGTTTAGATGCAATATACATCTTGTATTTGTCAAAGATGGATATCGAAGTATCCAACTTGAACTCATCAGGACCAGCAAAGACAAACGGTGTTGGATCTTTTCCACTGCGACCTTGTGGGTCTGCGGTAGGAAGTATCTCCTTTGCTGCTAGGAGCGTCTTCTGACAGGTGTGGACCTTACCATATCGAGCAGTGTACTCGTCACACATAGCAAGTCCATGAGCAAGCAACCACTGCCAATTGGTTACAAATTCATTTGCCCAGATAGTACAGGGATGATTACGAAAAGCACCCTTCTCAGTAGCATAGGGAGTACCATCTGCTCTAGGAAGAGTGCCGAAGTTATGACCCCACTTGTCAGAGCATACAATAGCAAGCATCTGACATGTCTCTAGGGGCATCTTGACAATATGTTTGTCAGGGAGAACCCTGGCAGATTCCCAAGGACTGGGAGAGGTCACAAAGATATTCATCCGAAAGTAGAATCAGGCTCTAGAGCAATATAATAAGTCAGATCGTGATTCTTGGAGGTAAATCGTGACAGAAGTTTTTGTGACACAACCACCTCATAAGTTCCAGGGAGAACCTTGATGTTCTCTACCTTGAAGTTGAAAGAGAATTCTTTGTCAGTCTCACCAACAACGACAGCATAGTCGTTAGATGTGTCATTCTTCTTATCGCGAACAACCAGTTTGATCACACCCGATTCACCAACAGCAGACAGATCAGGCAATTGATAAACAGCTGATGCCTTAAGCAGTTTCTCCAATTGATCTGTGCTTACTTCAAAGCAAACATCTTCAGAAGGAAGAGTGATGTCTTTCTCCGGGGGAGTGACAATCACATTAGGATCTGCAAAGAAATACTTAGAACGTGATTTACCTTCACGGATCATGACATATCCATCATTTTGGAAGTCAAGTTCAGGACTAGAATGCAGACTCAAACCATTAAGGAACTGGTTCAAATCATAGATGCCAAAGTCCTTCATAAACTCTTCAGTAACAGTGGCTTCTGCAAGGATGTTTTTCATCACACTAATAGTGCGAAGTTTACTACCCTCCTTGAAGAGAATCGATTGATTGATCGAAGAGAAGTTCTTCAGGACAGAGATAGTTTTATCGGACAGTTTCATAGTATTGGAAGGTCTCAGTTTCACTGGGGATAGGTTTCACGTTGTGCATTCTTGTCGTTGAAATGCATCAGAAGAACAGCATAATGCAAGATCTTCAAAATGTCACGACGTGCAGTGCCTTTCTTGTCATAACGAGAGGCATACTTGAGGATGTTGCTGCGGCAGAAGGATTCTCCATCACCACAAGCTTCAATCAAATCAAGTGTTTGGATTTTATCATCACCAGCAGAGTAGTGCTGATTGTATGTACCAGCAATATAATCGGTTAGTTCTTTAAGGATCGCATCCTCACTATATTTGTACTTGCTTTGCTTGTTCTTTTCATCCATAGTTAAGTTAAAAATAACAGAGTCTTCGCCACCAAGGGAAAGATAATCCATCGGAACTGGTTGTGCAGCACCAAAGGTAATTGTGTCAGATCCTGATCCCATACAAATGGTATCTTGAGCTCCCATCGGATTACCAATCAAACTAAATCCATCATCTTCCCAATAACTCTGATCGCTTGTAAATGGGTTTTCTCTGTTTGGATCATTACGATCATAATCATAATAATACTTTGAATGTTTAGTCATCGTATCGTAAAGTAGACTCCAAGAGTTTGTCATAATTATATCAGGATTGTACTTGCTCGTCAACGGGCATCACAAAGTCAGCATCAACCTTATCATACAGTTCCAAGAATGCTTGCTTGGTTTCATCATCAAAACGATTGACACAGACTTGGATTGCTTTTGCCTTGTCGTTGAAGATGCTGTATGCCCTCACGATATGAACCAGACGACGGGTGCTGATGATCTCCTCAATACCACCATCATAGAAAGTCTTACGGATGATGTCAGCCCAGTCAGCAAGACGCTTACAGAATTCTTCATCCTTACAGATCTTACCAAGGATCTTCTGTTCAGTGGCAGTAGAAGGATACTCCTGCTCAAAGGTCACAGGGAACCGCTCAAGGAATGCTTCGTTGAGCACGTTAGTTCCGATGAATCGGCCGTCGTCGGAACCTTTACCTTTGGTATTTGCGGTTGCGAATACTTGGAAACCTTCTGCGGGCGTAACCCATTTGCCAATCTTCTTGAGGAAAACTCCTTTTCCTTCGAGAATAGACTGAAGACAGAGGATTTTGTTTGAGGCGAGGTCGATCTCGTCAAGGAGCAGCACAGCACCCCGTTGCAGGGCTTCGATAACTGGTCCGTTGTGCCAAACGGTTTCTCCACCAACAAGACGGAAGCCGCCAATAAGATCATCTTCATCTGTTTCTACTGTGATGTTGACTCGGATGAGTTCTCGGCCGAGTTGGGCACATGCTTGTTCGACAGAAAACGTTTTACCGTTGCCCGAAAGACCCGTGATAAACGTAGGGTAGAAGAGACCGGACTTAATAATTTTTTTAACGTCACTGAAATTACCAAACTGGACGAAGGAATCATCTTTAGCGGGGATAAGGTTTTGCTCTACTGCAGGCAGTGCTGCAGGTCCATTATAAGTCACTTCGAGTTCTTCTACAGTCTCTTTCGTTACTTCCAGATTCCACTTACCGCGACCAACCTTGTAATCAGTCAGTTTGTTAGTGATAGTCTGATAGTTGAAGTCATTCATCATACAGAATGCTTTGATCTCAGCAGAAGTCACGGACTCACCGTAGGACTCGCGGAGACATTCGACGATGCTTTCTTTGGACAGACCCATTTGTTTTGTTTAACTGAAGTTATTATAGACGAAAAAGGGGGGTCTTAAACCCCCCGTGTGTCACTTGTCAGATCGTCCATACTTGTATCGCATAGCTCCGAGTAGATATGCCTGACTGAGAGATCTAGGACCATTCTCAAGGATTTCAAGTACCTTGGGATCCTTTTCTGATGCTTTAGCAATCTCTCTCCAATTTTCTTTTGTCATGCTACTAGAGAAATAAATTCTCCAAGGACCTTCTTATTTAGTTTCTTAGTCTTGAGAGACTTGATGAATGCAGATTTAATTTTTGCTTTGGTTGCACCATCATCAACTTCAAAATCAGAGTCCTGAGAAAGTGATGCTGCAGAAATAGCAAAATATGCATGATATCCAGAGGTCTTGATGGTGAAACTACGTTGTTTCTTCCACTCACTCTGCAGCTTATGGAACACATTAGAACCCCGATCGTGATACAGGCTCAGGAATCCGTTTGCATCACGACCCTCAAGAACACGGATACCCACAAAGTTAACAGACGGAAAATTGTCACGAAGGTTCTGAAGCATCAGGTCAGAGAATCCATGCCAACCATAAGGAACCTGATAGGTATTACCAGTCTTGCGATCACGGAGGAAGGTGCAACCACCAGTCAACTGACGATTTCCCATATAAGGTTCATTCTCCCAGTGACGTTTCACCATGACGTGACGAGAGAGATGATTTGCCTCACCATCGGTCAAGACAATACACTGAACCTTCTGCAGTTTGTTCTCCTTCTGGAACTGAGGAAGGATCTGGTGAAGACACACAAATGCTTCATTCAAAGGAGTGCCAGACAAACCCATACGAGTGGGGACAGAGTAGCAAGATCCGTAGAAGTTACCAAAGGCTTTCGCACACCTCCAGATGTTGATCATCTGATGTTCTAGTTGCTTACCATTTGTCTTGCTGGTCAGAAGATTCATCATAGAGAACTGTTCATGAACAGCAAGAAGATTCTCTTTCTTCTCATAAGAAGAAGTCCAGTCTGCCGGTTTGACAATTTCTTGAGTTTCATAATTGATCTCAGGTTTCTTCCACTCGTTCGTGAAAGCATACACCTCAAAAGGAATAGAAACTTTCTTACAGAACCAGATCAGATTATAGAGTTGCTTGATTGTGTCAAGCATCACACGGCTCATAGAACCACTCCAGTCAAGGACGAAGATCAGACCATGATTCTTACCATCAGGAATCACAGAGACTTTCCTGAATAGATCTTCGTTGTACTTGTAGGTGTGCAGTTTGGAGGTATCAAGAACACCAGTGCGAGCAGTGGTAGCACGGGCATAGGAATCTGCTGCCTTGCGACACTCAAACTCTTTCACCAGGTAGTTGACTTCTTTCTGTGCATTACGTTTGAACTTAATAAACTCTCCATCAACCTTATCAAAAAGACATTCAATCTTAGTCTCTTGATGATTGAACCATGCATCAATCTCTTTATGAATATCATCATTCTTAGCAATAATATACTTCAGGTCAACCTTAGGAATCTCAACATATACATTTTCCCAGGCATCCTCATTCACAAGATCCTGCAGATTTGATTCCAAAGCATCAGCAGTCTGAACCTCTGGTTCATCATTCAGAGGAGCAGTAGCAGATTGATCTGCCTCTGGCATAGGAGTTTGCTGCTCAGACTCACCAGAACCCTCTCCAGGAGAGTCCTGCTGTTCCTGCTGCTCACTAGCAGGTTGATCAGACTCTCCACCCATCTCATTAGATGGCATCTCCATATCATCTACTTTCTCTTCTTTTTCTTTCTTACAGAACAAGTACAGTTCTTCCGCAACCTTCAACACATCGTCGAAGGTCTCTACGTCTGCAATCTTCTGAATCAATACTTGTTCTTCAGAATCAAAAGAGATGTCTAAAAAATTACCGATCTTAAAGTATAGATTTGCACGATCAGCAAGATTGAAATCAGAAACAGACTCGTCAGAAATAGAGAAGAAGTCCTCGTCATTTAGTTCTTGGTAACCTCGGAAAAACGTCTTTGCAAGTCCCATGTACTTGCGTTTCATAAGTTTCTCAATTCGTGCGTCCTCAACCACATTCACAAACTGAGGAGGGACTGCAACCTTTTCCAACCAGTTCTCGTCAGGGGTGAAGAGTGCATGGCCAACCTCATGACCCACCAACAGATCATAGACGGTGTTGCTTGCTTTCTCCCACATCGGGAGGGTCAGGACACGGGTGTGGACGTTGAAGCAAGCAGTCTGCACTTGCTTGTGCTCCACGATCAAGTCCTCAGTGGCAAGCAGTTTGGCAAGTTGGGATTTGATTTCGTGCTTGACTGCCATGGTGGTTTCTCTTGTATGCACCTATAATACTAAACCCCCCGCCGAAGCGGAGGGCCCTTAGTGACAGTTTCCTATGTGTCTATGATTGGTTTTAATCGCTTTGAAATTTATGAAAGAATGCTCCTACAAACTCGTTTACAAGTGGATTGATCATCATCACACTCAATCAAACAATTGTAGTAATCGTTTAAAACATCTGATTCATCCATCGTTCTGTCTAATGTATGAGTCAATCGATCAACGCTTTGTTTCCAACCCGCTAGTTGATTGTGTGAAATGAGATTGTGCATAATGTCTCCTAATGATACAGTCGAGAAATAACAACGAGACTTTCGTTACATAAAATTCTCTCTCAATTCTGTTACTATTTAGTGTTGGTATGCTAACTTAATGAAGTTCTTGTCATACTTAACAATTTTTACATACTTTTATACAATACTTCAAAGTCTTTAGCGTAAGCTCCTCTAATGTTTACTTCTAGAGCAGGAGACATCCTTAACTTATTTCCCTCATCATGAGATTTTGGATACTCTACCTTATCATCGAACTTTAAATTAATACCGATAATATCACTTAACCAAGCAGCAAACTCATCTCCAATCTTATTTTCAAATTTCCAAACTTGAGTTTGATTACTCAAGAAATCTACTTGTGGTCGATACCAGTTCCATGATCCCTCAAAAGGAAGATTTTGTATCATCGACCCAAACAACATAGGATCTTCCATCTGGGATTGTATATCGTTCCCATATGTTCTCTTTAGATAAATTGAACCAGAAATAAATCGAGTGAGAGGATTTCTAACAATAGAGAACTGAGGAATGTCTTCTGTCACATTCAAATATTTTTGATAATACTTACGATGATAATGTGCTATCTCAATATTATTCACAACAGACATTACACCTAGTCCAGTGTCTAGATGACTATCACCCCAATCAAATCCATTTTCTAACAGATTAGCTTCTACAAATCTCCCTGCCGTTCTTGGGATATGTGCAAAGAATATTTTCTTCCCGGTTTCCTTATGTACAAACGTCGGCATCAGACCATCCTACTAAATCCTTTCACCTTATCAAAGCGAATCACATCTGCGAACTTATCATGTAGAGATTCCTTATGAGAAATAACAAAGATGTTTGCATCTTTAATAACAAACCGAATGATCTTCAAAAATTCTTCTGTTCCAAATCCATCAAGAGAACTATCAAACACCTCATCCATGATGAGTAGATTCGTGTTGACAGAGTTCTTCATCCGTGCTACTTCACGCCATGTGAAGAGTAGGGCCAGGTCGATTCTCATCTTCTCTCCCTCGCTGAAAGAAGAATATGAAAAGTTGTCGTGAATTGGGGACTGGACGGTTTCGTTAAATTCCTCATCAAGAGAGAAGTTGATATAAAAGTCCATAAGTTGTAGATACTTATTGACTTGCTGATTTATCAGCGGTAGATACTTCTTAATGATTTTGGTCTTGACTCCACCGTCTTTAAGTAGACTATACGAAAAATCGTAATAGTTAATCGTGTCCTTACGTTGAGCGAGTTCGTCGTATGTAGTTCTTAAGTTGTCTTTGAAGGTTGCTAGTTTCTCATGCTCAGTATTTCTGTTTGCAAGGTTATCGGTAATTCTTTGAATTTCCGATTCCAGATCTCTGACTTGTCGTTGACATCCAGCGATCTTAATATTGTTTTGAGAAATGCCATGCGTTAGTGTAGTAATCTCCTTCGATAGAGTAGTGAATTGACGCTCTCGCTCTTCTTCCTTATTAATCGCTTGTTCCAGTTCTTTATAACCGGATTGCAACTCCTTTGCTTTATTTTGAGCGTCATTAATTCTATTTATTCTGAAGGACTCCTCAATCTTCTGATCGCAGGTAGGACAAACCGTATTTTGTGTGAAGAATTTATGCTCCTTCGTAATCGTCGCTACCTTATTAGAAATCTTACCTTTTAGATTACCAAGTGTACGAAGTTTTTCTGTGGCTCCTACTACATCTTCAATCTCTTTATTCAACTTGAACACATCTTCTTCGATGATAGCATTACTATTCATCAAATTATTCTCTTCAGTAAGGAGTTCTGAAATCCTTACTTCCTTACTTTTAATATTTTCCTTACCACGACTTTCAATCTCTTCAATAAAGTTCGTTTGCATCTTGACTTTATCATTCAAAGATTCTTTCTTAAGATCTAAGACTTTGATATCTTCTTTGACTTGACGGATCTTATCTTTCATCAAATTATTCATAGAAGAGAAGATACGAATATCAAGAAGATCTTCAATCACATCTCTACGATTTGTAGCAGTCAATTGCATGAAAGGAACGAACGTGCTACTACCAAGAATCACAATCTGAGTAAAAGACTTATAGTTCATCTTGATGACGTTCTGCTCAAACCACTTCTGCTGATCAAGTGCAGCTGCGGACTGATCTAGAAGAGTGCCATCACGATGCACTTCAAAAATATTTGGTTTGATACCACGAACGACTTTCCAGTTCGTGTTCCCAATAGAAAACTCTACCTCAACAACACAATCCTTTTCGTTAACTGAATTGACCAGTTGAGGTTTATTGATTTTACGAAATGGTTTCCCAAACAGAGAAAAAGTAAGAGCATCAAGTAGAGTGCTCTTGCCAGCTCCATTAGTTCCAATAATCAGATTTGTTGGGTGCTGTGTAAATCCTATCTCAGTATATTGATTACCAGTTGATAGAAAATTTTTCCAACGAATTTTCTCAAATAAAATCATGTGTGGCTTCAGGAGGAATTACAAGATCGTTTTCAGTTATGATTGCATACTTATAGTCATGCAACTCACAGGTTTTAATCATTATCTCATCTTCAATTTCTATGACGTGCATTTCTGGACTTCCACCATCCTCCAACATCATAGCATATCTCATCGCATCGTCTTCGCCTTTGAACAAATATAAAATTTGATCACCGTCCTCATCGGTTACCGAATATGCACCATCCGTTTCTTTTCCGTAAATTGTTAGAATATACATCTCAAATCAACTCACATGCCTCTTGATAAGTCTGTCTCATAATATTCTGAACTCTGGACTTATCAAGTTGAATTTCTGCTTCCTCGATATATCTATTCAGAATAGAAATAGTATCTTCAGACTCAAAGACTTCAAACTCTTCAGGATCGTTTAAATCAAAGTTTTCTACAATTTTAATATCAGCAGCTACATCAGTAATTTTATCAACAAATTTCTCAAAGTT